GGTGCGGGACCTGACGGGTCCTTCAACCACGTCTGGTACAGCCGGCTCTCCACCTCCACCAGGTGCGTCCCTACCTTCACGACTCCCTTCTCCTCCTCTTCTTTAGTGAGGTGAACGGGGTCGATTCCGTAGAGGAACGACAGGCTGTTGATGTTGACGAACTCACGGGAGACATATGTCTTCCCAATGGATTCCTCGAGACCAGCAAACCCTGTGATCCGCGACCAGATGCGGTAGACGCTATGGTGGCTCTTTGCCGCCACGTCGTCGCCGTTGACGCCCAGGGCACAGTCCCGCAGTTTCTTCGCTTTCTTCTCTGCCACCTCCATCGCCCACCGCACAAGCGCGGCGTTGGCAATGCAGAGGACAGGAAACGAAGTCACGGAGCCCATCAATTGGCCCGTGGTCTGCCGGTGGCGTGTCCCGTCTTCCCCTTCAAACACGTGCTGCGTGAGTGAACGGATGAAGAGCTCTCGCTCATTCTCCGTCAGCTCACAGACGGCCGAGATCTCGTCTGCGATAGTTTCGCTGACCCAAGATTTCAGGTTGTCCGTGGCCCCGGTGTAGTCCCCTGACAGGAAGACTTCATCGGGTCCCAGCTTGCGCCCCAGGAGGTCGAGCACGGTTGCCTCGGTGGCGGGCGTCCCAATCAGTTGGAACGTCTTTTGCCGCCGCAAGGTGTCGTGCATGAATTTCTGAAGGCTCTTGAGTACAGTGTACGTCAAGGGCGGCCCTTTCGTAATGACACGAACCTTCAACGGTTCGACGAGACCGACCGGTTTGACAACCGGGTCTTCTGTCATCGCGAGGGTCAGCATCCGGTCCAGTAGTGTACCGAAAGCGTTCTCCAGCGCTGCTGTGTCGGCCGCGTAGATGGGGCTAGGGTCCTCTGACTCCTGCTCCAACTGCTCGTCCGCGGGTTCCCCAGTCAGGGTCGCCCGGTCATGTTCACCTACTTCCACGACCCGCACCAGTCCCCCAGGGGACCGTAGGTCGTTTAGTAGGGTTCCGTGGTTCAGGATGAATCCCACTGCCCCAGCTTGACTACGTGAATTAATGTAGTTGGCCGAGGTGGAAGGGAAAAAGGCGCGCGTTCGCCGCGCGTCCGTCATCTTGTGCCCCTGGAACACTTCGCGCACCGTCCGGCGCAGTTCCTCCTCCACGCTTTCGCGGGAGAGGGTCAACTGCACCGAAAATGGCATCTCCTCCGGCACATCCCCCCAGTCGAGGAGCATGTTCCGTTCTGCCGGTGCGTCCGGACCCTGCTGCGCCGTCAATTTATCAACGGTGGCCTGCTCTTTCGAGGAGACCACGTCTTTATCGACGCGCGGCATGCCGGACTTGCTGTACAGGATAGATGTGATGAACTCGGCCTTTCCGAGAGCTGTTGAGCTCCAGAAATGCTTCCTCATCCATCGGCCAGCTGAGCCACCGAATAGGTAGCCTGGCTTGTCGTCCGTCGCGCCCTTCTTCCACGGGGGGCTCGGGATGGGCTGTCCTGCATAGTACGAAAAGAACGCCGCGATCTTATACTTCATTACCTTAACCCAGTCATCGTTAGACAACTTAGTCAAGACCACAAAGCGGTCAACCGTGGCGCTCACAATAGAGTGCCGCTCCTTATCCGTCGATCGGAACCCGAATAGGGTAAAGACCGACATCAAAACAAAACAACAACCCACCAGATTTTTTCTCAGGCCCACTGCCTGGGGAGACTTATC